ATGGAACTGCGAAAAATAAATATACAGGACGCTATTGCTCAATGGGAATACACAACAGCATTGCCTGTTGATGAAAACGGCTTAACAAATCAGTATAATGGTGTTTCATACGAGGACTATATTGAAACTATCCTGCCAACCTTGATTTCGTATGAGCATCCAGTTAACATGCCGAATTGGTTTGTTCCCGAAACATACTATTATTTGTGGGACCAAGATTGTCTAATCGGAGAATTCAGAATAAGACATTATTTAACGGAAACGCTTCGGGAAGGAGCTGGACATATCGGCTACAGCATCAAAAAAAATAAGCGAGGGAAAGGATATGGAACGGAGGGATTGAAACTTACTATTGATAAAGCAAAAAGCATTATCTTGGAAGAAGAGATATACCTTCGTGTAAATAAGGATAATATCGCTTCGCAGAAGGTCATGTTGAATAATGGGGCTTATATTGCGGGCGAAGATGAAGCGCATTTATTCATGCGAATCCCGAAGTAACAGCTTTGTTTATAAATTTCTAATCTATTGGGCAAATGCTTTTATCCTAAATTTCATAAATGGTCAATAGATGGTCACGAAATATTTAACGCCAAAAATCACAAAATCTCACTCCGTAAAAAAGAGTGAGATTTTTTGTTGCATATTGAATTTTGAAGTTCATTTCAGAAAAAGAAAAAACCTGCGAAAACGCAGTGTTTACGCAGGTTTTGGAGCTAATATCAAGAGAATGGCTTAAATGCGATAAATTCAAGCATATTTGTTACCTACTTGTTTCCTACCTTATGATTTTAAACGGTTTTACATAGCCTTAAAATTTAAATAGCCCCTTATATTTTTGTTCCGTCAGGAAATATAATATTTGCCTTATATTCCCCACCTAACACCTGTGCTATATTTTGCATTTCCTCAGAAGTAAATTTATCTGTTTTCATTCTTTGATTGAATGCTGATGCAGATGTGCCTATTTCTCTGGCAAGCCATGCTTCGCTCTTGCCGGTATAAGCAAGTGCTAATTTGATTAGTTTTGCATTTGTCATTTTTGACACCCCCTAATTGCAAGTATACAGAATAATCTAAATAATGTCAAGAAAATATTTAAAATCATTTAGAAAAATATTAAGAAAATACTTGACAGCATTTAGCTTTTCCTGTATAATAGTAAGTGTCAGGAGGGATAAGACTTCTTGATAAAATAAAAATCCCTCGTTGCTGTAACAACGAGGGTAGAAAGGAGTAGCAAATGGATAGTTACTACACCTCACAAGGTTATGTGGCTATCGTTGACGGAGAGCCGATGCTCTTCGCAACAGAAGATGATTATTTAGAATATATAGAGTAATCATTTAGTCACGCTGAAAGTGGAGCGGTACCATAACTGCTCCACAAGTAAGCAAGACTATTATAATATAAAAGTTTGAAATTGTAAAGGAGTAATTTAGATATGACGGAACAAGAATATAACATAAAGAAAAAAGAAATATTTGAAAATTGGAAATCTATTAGACAAAGAGATATCGATCTTGATAATTTGTCAAAGCAAGCCCATTCAGAACTTAATGTTGGCGATGGTGTAACAGTTAATCTTTACACTGACAGACATGCATACACCGTAATTAAACGAACGGCTTGTACGATTACAATACAACAAGATAAAGCTATATTAGACCCTAACTTCAAGCCCGAAATAATTCCCGGTGGATTTCTTGGACATTGTATAAATCAAGATGAACAAAGTTATACTTATGAACGGAATACATCCGGAACGAAACTAACTTTGCATTTCAGTAAGAAATATGGTCGTTTCATGTATCTTGATAAACCTATTTCAATAGGTCGCCACGAATTTTACGATTATAACTTTTAAAATTCATTTTCATAAAATAAACAAAAAAAATAAAGGGCAGGGATTGCTCCCCGCCCTTTTTCTGTGTCTGCGGCTAACCGTGGTAACCTACAAATCCGCATTTTTGCTTGCTCGTTCCGTTTACCTTGTAAAGCACAAGATACATTCCGTCAATTCTACCTAAACAGTAGCAGCTTTCATACTTATCAATTGTACCTACCTTTGTGTTTTGACGAGTGTCAGCGTACACTGTTTCGGATGTGCTGCCGTTTTTCCAAGCTCTTGATTGCGGCGGTGCGTAATTCACACCACCGGCATAAGCCACAAAGCCCGCCTTGTGCGCTTTGCCGTTCTTAATCGAATACACAATTAAGTAACAGCTGCCTGCCTTGCTATAACACTGAGCCGTGCTCTTTGCATATACAGTGCCGATTTTATTTGTGCAATCATTAACAGAATAAACCGTTTCAGGTGTGCTTCCATTGCGCCAAGTTATAGGTGTTGGATAGCTTCCGTTTGAAACACTTGAAGTGTTGCCGGAACTTTGTGCAACCTTGCTTTGGTCTTTCGGTCGGAGCACTCCATATACGCCTGAATATGAGTGCTTAACCTTTTTCATCGGCTTGCCGTTCCAATTTTGGTCGTATGAATAGAAGCTGCGCGTGTCACCCTCGCCTGTGGCAATAGCGATGTGTCCACAACCGTTACCTACGGAGTTATTCCACACAACTATATCACCACGCTTCGGGACAAGCTGTGCAGTGTTTTTGATTTTATCGAAATTCGCTTTAAGCGGTGCACGGAGGTTAAAGTTTATCCAATAAAACCGAGCATTGCCCCAGCTTCCTGCTGAGACACCGAAAACATCATGTAGATAAGCCTTAATAATGTCTACGCATTGCACGCCGTATGCGCCGTCGTAGTCCGTTGATTTTCCGAGATACTTATTAACAAAATCAGAATAATTCATCATTCACCCTCCGTTTCATCCGCTCTCGGTGCTTCATATGTAAGCGCCTGTGTGCTGTCACTTACGCCTTTGGTTGTCGGGTCGGATATAATACCGATTGCAGCAGGTATCATCAATACAAGCGTTGCTGCATTCATTATATCGGAAGCTGCCACGCTCGTTTTAACGCCGAACAGATTAAGAATAGCGAATACGGCTACAATTACGGCAGAAATAATGCCAAGCCACCAAGAGCCGCTTTTTAGTCTGACTTTCCAATTGATTTTCATTATTTTCTCTCCTTATGTTCAAGAGCAGAAATTCTGCCCTCATGGTTGCTGATTTGATCGCTCTGCTCGTCAAGGCGATCAAAAATCTGCTTGTGGCGGCTTGAAGCCTTGACCTTGAGCTCGTCCGTCTCTTTTTCGTTTTGCTCAATGCGGTAAATTAAGTTCTTAATTTCGCCGCCTAATTGTGTCATTGCTTTTGTGTTCTTCATTAGTGGAGCCGCCACTGTGCCGATGAGTCCAACTATAACAACAATAACCGTTACGATATTCCACTCAGTCATTCCTCATCCTCCCTATGCCTTGAAGATGTTTGTGGTATGTTTTTTTCATCGACTTCCACAACTTCACCATTTATGACTGCTTTAATCATAATTATAATCAACACCCCACATTCTAATTATTGTCCCCTTTGGAATTTGTTTTGCCGCTGAAGCGTTATCATCCCAAAATCTAAAATAATTCATTTTATTATATGCCGTGTTTGCACTTTGAGCTGCGCTTTTTTTGCTATAATCACCTTGTGCACCATAAGAATTTAACCCTGCGGCGTTCATGAAAGCATGGCACTCAAAAAATGGAATTGAAATAGCAGAAATCAGCGTTTCGCATGTCGGTGAATATGTCGAATATGAAGCATTGTTTGACAGCATAATTGAAGTTGCATAGTATTTGGATTCGGTATCTTCCGGATCGGCTACTATCTCATCGCGAAATGCAATAGTCGGATATTGCATGCCTGTACTAAGGCTACTGCTAATGGGAATTGACAAGATCACCTTACACTTCTTAAGCTCAAACGGATTACCATCTTTATCTTGCTTAAACTCAACAAAAGCAACATCTGACGGCACCGTATAATCAATAATCGTGCGCCAATTATCTGCTTTTTCAAAGAAACCATTTACCGCTTTAATGGGTAAACTTCTTGTCCCGTTAAAAGTTTCAGCAACAAGCACTTCATCACCATTAACCGATGACAATTCAGGATAATTATTTATTTTTCCCATATTAAATTAACCCCCCTTAAAATCCAATAACATAACGCAAAACGAAAGCTGAATTATTGTAAGACAAAACACCATGACCGGCTGCTGTATTATTTGCATGACCTGTTATTGTTGAATCGGATATATATAAGCCTTTCAACCCAAATACCGAAGCCAATCCACCGAACATCGGAAATTTAACATTCATCTTTCCTTGTCCTAACAGAACTTTGGGATATACGAAGCAATGAACATCATCATTATTTACTCCTCCGCTCCCATATCCCGAAAATACTAATATGATTCCGTGAGGTTGCGAACTAATCGGTGCCTGTAATGTAATTACATGTGATGCGCTCATATGATATCCACCTGACCATAGGATTTGATTGCTTTTTAGATTTTCGATTTCCGCCCCATATCCGTTTAATTTTCTTATGCTATCAGCATTGTTTGTTATTTGCTTAAATGCCGCAGATAATGACTGCACCGTTTCACATACCATTGTTACGCTGTCAATCGCTGTGCCGTTAATATTAACGGTAAAAAGCGGCATTTCGTGATATAATGCGCCATTGCGAATATCCGCTTGCGTAACTGTTGGCGCAGTTGGCGAAACAGCTGCTTTGCCTGAAAGCACTTTTAATTCTGCTGATTCAATACCGGCTTCGGTTTTTGAATAACATACCGCAATGATATCAATTCTGTTTAATCCGGCTTGACCTGCGGCGATTGTTACTTTATCAGTTGCCTGAATTCTCACATGTGTTCCTTGAATTACAACTTCCCCTTCCGAAAGTTGAATTACATTATTGTCAAGCAATGTTGCCTTGAATTTGGCAGGGTTATCCCCAACCAAATAATCATTATCGCCGATAATCGCTTTTTGCAATGCTGCTGCATCGTCTGAAGTAATATGCGGTGTTCCCGTATGTGCGGTTATTATTTTAGCCATTGCTTCCACCCCCTATTTCGTATGAAATACTGTGATTTCTGTTGCTTATTTTGACTATTTTTCTTGTAACAGGTTGTGCAATACTCATACCTGTTATATAATCTCTACCACCGACAATATCGCCGAGTTCTAATTCAACATCACCTTTAATTGTCATTGAATATTCATCGCTTGAATTTATTTCTGCAAATTTGTTAATCGCATCTTCTTCTAAATTCTCTGTTGAAGAATTGTCATAAAAATATACTTTAACATTTTCGCCTTTGGGAATTGACGAAACACTTGTTACATTGCCGTCAGCAGATGAAAAATACAGCACTTGGCGTTCGTGAAGTTCACCTTTGCCAAGTGCTATCATATAGTTATATTTGTTTGTAACTTTTTTGATTTTGAAATTGATATTGTTGTCTTGCGAAAATTCAATATCTTGTGAATAATCAACAATCGGTTTCGACGAGAGTTCAATTGAAAAATCATCTTTCGTCCTGATCGCCTTAATAATCAACCGTTGATTGACTGATGCAAGCATTTTTGTTAAGCCGTCAAGCAATGAACAATAACGGTCAAATTTGTAATTTTTAATTTCTGCACCTGTGTCAAGGCTTGATACGCTGAAAATTGTGCTTGTAAACGCCATTTGTATCAGCGATTTGATGCATTCGTTTGCTTCACCGTTAATTATGCGGTAATCTTCACCTTCAGGCGGTTCAATGTATTTCTTCTTCATCATTCCCCTAAAGGTATCGCCGGTAAACGTGATTTTATTGTCTTTGGTGCTGATTTCAGGGTCATCCAAAACGCCGCCATATTCAGTGCCTATACAATATAAGATATTTCCGCTTGTGTGAACGGTTTCGTCATAATCCGTAAGCGGAACAGAAATTTGGAAATCATCTTCCGAACCAATATCAAAATCAAGACTTGTGCCGTCATCAAGAAAGCACAAGTCTTTTTTGTTCGCATCTGCAATTAGAAAATCCATACTTAATCACCTGCCGTTTGTACACTGATAGGTTCATTAGCACTATCTTTAATATATTCACCATTGGCATCAAGTAAGTAATATTTATTGTTTACCACCTCAATATCGGTAACATCAGATGCGCTTGCAACGGTATAACTCCATTCAGGTTCTGACCGCTGTTGAACGATAACAAGGTTAAACGAAAACTTGTTATTCCAATGAATCTGTTTGTTGCCGCAAGGAATAGGTTCAAACACAGAAACTTGCTTATTTCGGCAATTAAAATAATTCTCTTTATTGCCATTTGCCGAATACTTGTAAATTTTCCGTGTTGCGCTGTTAACCTCGAGGCGTTCACCCTCACTTAATATGCAGTTAAATGAATAAGTGTAATCACCTATTTCCACAGTTGGGTTTTCACAAGCCCCATAAATATTAAGAATGAATTGACAAGGAAAGGCGTACGGGTTAATCAAGGTATTTGTTGCAACCGGTTGCACCTGAAAGTCAATAGGATAATCAAAATCGAAATCAACATCTGCATCGCCGACAACATTTGTTATCGGTTCAAACGGAAGAGCAGTGGATTTAACCCATTCGGACTTATCCGTTACAACGGAGAATTCTGTTTTTAAATAGCTTTCACTGTTTAAATACTTAGTGTTTTTTGCGCCATAAAGCCAACATTCCATGTAATAACCGTTAACATACAACTTACCTTTTTTACCGGAAAGAATATCTTTTTCAGCGATCTCATATGCCTTATTTCGCAACTTACGGGTTTTCTCGCCCGATTCTGATAAAAAAATCACGGGCAATTTTTTTGTTTTTATGCCCCTTATGAAACCGGTTATTATGTTATTGGAACTTTCATAACTCCATTCATAATCCCGTAAATCGTTATAGCAGGCATAAATTCCGGCCATGCCGAAATTGATTTTTTCACCAAAATTATTCAGGTAATAAAATTTGTCAAGCATACCGTTTCACCAACCTTGCCAATTCTCTTTCGTCAAACTCGATGCCCATTGTTTGAAGCGCTGCAACAATTCTGTTATACAGCTCACTGTCAATATGATTAAGCACTGCAAGAATTTTATCAAGCACCACATAAATATTGTTGTTTGAATCCGATACAGCCCTGTCAATCATATTCATCAGGCTTTGGGTTCCGACAACGGTTTCACTTCCGGCTTCGCCGCCACCCATTAACTGACCACTCGGATTTACCCCAAAGATAGTCGGCTTATTCATAATCATACCTTCATCCATAGCTTTGGCATACCAATCAATAGAGAATTTAGGTACTTTAGGTGGATTTAAGGAAAATTCACCGTCGACCTTGAAATGCGGAAGCTTTAAATCGGGAAATTTAAGCTTCAGCTTGTCAAAAAACCATTTAATGGCATCAAGACCTTTTTGAACGGTATTTTTGGCATTGTCAATAACATTTGTTATAGTGTTTTTAATTCCGTTAAATACATTTGACACAATATTTTTGACACCATTGAAAGTATTACTGAATATGCCCTTAATCCCATTGAGAACATTAGAAACAACATTTTTGATACCATTCCAAATGGTTACAAATATATTTTTAACGCCGTTCCAAGCACCTTCCCAATCGCCTTTAATTATTGCCGTAACAACGCTGATAACACCTTTAATAACATTCATAGCTGTTGTTATAACTATTTTTACATGATTTAAAATAGTTTCTATGAATATTCTGATATTTTCAAACGCTATTTTAAGTGGCGAAAGCATACCTTCGGCACCGCCGAAAATAGCTTCGGCACCGTTAAGCAATGAATTAACAATGCACATGATAATATCAGGTACAGCTTGACCTAAAGATATAATTATGTCAGGTATAGCTTTAACAATTTCAAGCAATAATTGAACCGCCGCAGAAAGAAGGGCATTATTGCCATCTGTTAATGCATTGATAATAGTTGTTATTATATGCGGAACATTATCATTCAGTGCCGCTATAATGGTTGGGAGAGCATCAATTATACCCATAAACAGCTGAACAGCACCTTCAATGATTTGCGGCATCGCATTGATTAAGCTATATACAACCGTTTTGATGATATCGTCTAAATTGTCCGAAATAGCATTTACAACCTGTGGTATTGCTTCAACGATTCCCAAAAAGAATTGAACAGCAGCGTCTATCAACTGCGGCATGCTATCCATTAACGCAGTGATGATATCATTAACCAAATTCAACACTTCGATAACTAATTGCGGTAAAGTATCGGTTATTGAATTAAGTATAAGCGGAAGCATTTCTACTATGGCGTTAATCAGATCGGTTCCGATGGTTGAAATTGTCTGAAGCAAAGTCGGCAACATACCGATTATCGCAGTCAATATGGTGGGCAACATTCCTGTTATTGTGTTAATAATATCTGGAATTAAATTTACAATGCCCTGCAACAGATTAAGCGCCGCTTGTAATATAGGCGGCATAATCTTATCAATCAGCGTCGGTATTTGCGGAAGCACACCGGCAACAAGTTTTGGTATGCTGTTAGCAACAATTTCGATCCTTGGCAATATGTTTTCAATAACAGTTATGCCGCTGTCAATAACATTCGTAAGCAAGGCATCAAAATCTTGTGTATCATCCGCCATACCTACAAGCAGATTTTCCCACGAAGCTTTAAAAGAAGAAACCGAACCCTGAATTGTGGTTGCCGCTTCCTTAGATGTTGTGCCGGTAATATCCATTTCGGTTTGGATAACATGTATGGCATCAACAACATCTGCATAGCTGCTTATATCAAACTTTTGACCGCTTAACTTTTCAGCATCCGAAAGAAGCCTTTCCATTTCTTCTTTTGTGCCGCCGTAACCCAATTTAAGGTTATCAAGCATAGTATAATTCTGCTTGGCAAAACCTTGATAAGCATTTTTAATGGATTCCATTGAAGTACCCATTTTATTCGCATTATCCGCCATATCGGTAATGGCAACATTGGCTTTTTCGGCAGCGGCCGTAGTATCACCGTCAAGACTTTGCAACAATGAAGCTGAAAAGCCTGTAACAGTGTCCATATACTCGTTAGCGCTCAATCCTGCTGTCTTATAGGCGTTATTTGCGTATTGCTCAACAATTCCTGCGCTTTCCTTAAAAAGCGTTTCAACACCGCCTACAAGCTGTTCATAATCGCCGTATGCATCAATGGCTTTTTTCGCTAAAACAGTAATTGCACCTTCGGAGCTGAGTAACCCCACAGCCATACTTTTACCAAGCGTTAAAGCTGCGCTTCCGATTTTCGAAAACGCATTTCCGATTTTACTTTTGGTGCTTTCTGCCTTTTCCCCTGTTTCGTTAAGGGCGTTATTTGCATCATGATTTTTAATGGCGATGGTTGCAAATAGTTTAAAAATATCCATTTAAATCAACCTCCGCTTGGGCTGAAGCCCTGTAACATAGATTTTGAATTGTTAACCGTTGTTTCAAAATCATCTTCTGTCATTTTTGGAACGGCTTGTGTTTCGGTTACGAAATCCTCATAACTTTTTCCGTAGACCTTGTGAAGATAGAAATCCCATCTTTTATCATCATCGTAAAAATCCCATAATTCGGAAATTCCCTGCGAAAACTTGCCGTTCAGAATTAAAGTGTCGATAAAAAGAAAAGGACTTGAATATCTGCTGAATATCAAGTCCATAAATCTTATTTCACCTATTTGAAGAATTTTGAAACAACCTTTATAAAATCCGCTAATTCTTCCTTTTTGGAAAAATCAACCAACATATTAAGAAAATCAGCCGGAGGCATTTCACGAAGTTGTTTTTCTGTTTTATCGCTCACAGAAGCAAGAAAACGGAAAATTTCGTTTTTGCATTTTTCCATATTGCCGAGAACAACACTGATAACATCAAATGCTATGCTTGCCCCAAGCGCCATTTCACTGTTATCATCACGCTTGCCTTTTTTAAAAAAGGCAGCCACATTAGAGCCGTCAAAACAATCTTTAAATTCCCTGATTCCGATTTTTGATAAAATCGTGCAAACAGGAAAAATATCAGTTGAATTTAACTGTCTGAAATTATATTCTGTCATATTAACACTCCTTACTCAGCAACCGGGTAATAGATTTGAACCGGAAGAACATTAAATTCTTGATTTTCTTCATCGGGATCTGCCGAACATTCAAAGGTAGCCGCAAGAACACCTGCTTCCTTATTCTTGCCTTCAATCTCAAATCCCGAAGTACAAAGTGCATTGCCCATTATGACGATGATTTTTTCGCCTTTAAGGGTTTCACCCACAAAAGCGATATTTTCCCAATAATCGCCTGTTTCAATATCCGCCTTGGAAATGATTTTTGTAAACTTTACATCTTCCGATGTTATTGTTTTGCCGACGATAGCTGTTTTAATTGTGTCGGCCGAAAGTTCGGCAAGGTTGATTTCCATCTTTGCCGTTTCGCCTGTTTTCTTATCAAACTGCTTAGCTTTAACCAACACGCCGTCAATCTCAACAGTTGTTATTTCGGGAACATAACTGAATTTAGATCCACCTGAAGTTGCGCCATACAACGATTCCTCGAAATTCCAACCTGTACCTTCGGTATATTTCAGGTTTTTGTGAATTGTACCTGCACCGAAAGGAATATTTTGCGGTGTTTTGGATGTTACGCCGTTTTTACCTGCTTTACTCATTTTTCACACTCCATTCTTGAACATTTAGTGTTATTTGTATTCGTTTAAGCTCTGCGTTTTCCTGCGGTATAAAATTTAAGGCAGCAAAGGTAATTGAAATACCGTTGCCGCCTTTTGTTATCGTTCGGAAATCCGCAAAATGATTTTTGATTTTTTCGCTTGCTTTTACCAATTCAATTACTGAACCCCTGCTAAAGCCGTTTACAGATACCGTGTATGATTGATAACCGTTTTCGGATATAAATTCATCTGCATCCGCACTACCCACAAAATAAGGGTATTTAACGGTTCCTTTATAGCGTTCAAATTGATAATTGATATTCAATTTTTCCATTTCGGAAGAAATAACATTTAAAATATCCGTCATTTTTTGAACACCCCACCTACCGTATCTTCAAACAACTGCCTAATAACAGGTTTAGCGTTTTTACAAGCATAATATAATGCCCTTGACGGCTTTTTGCCTCGTGTAAATACTTTTTCGTTATCATCATTCACATAGAACCAACCGCCTTTTCTGCCGTTACCTTCAAGTGCATATTCACCTGTGCCGAATTCTTCCCAAATGGCATTTTCAAGCGGTGAACCAACTTGTACGGATTGATCACCACCCTTGTCAATCAATAAGTAATCCCAAGAATTCTTTGTTTTGCCTGTTTTGACTCTTGTTAAATCTCTGACTTGACTTTTCAGGATTTGACCGGCTTGAATAAGAAACGCCTGGCATTGGTCATTCAGCGCTTCTTTAACAGCATCGGTATTATTGATTAACTCAACCTTAAAATCATCCGCCATATGTATCACCACCTGTATATTTAAGATAGAATTCAATTTGTTTGTGCAATCCCATAGGGTCATCAATCAATAGAACATCGTATTTTTCACCGTTGATAACAAATCTTGTATTCTCGCTGTTAATTTTTTCTTCGTTCTCCGTTTCGGTTTGAATCGTTATGCCGTTGTTATCAAGAATAACGCACCCGGTATCATCCCTTAAAATGCAAGGTTTATCAAAATTAACATAATCACAAATGAAAATGTGGGTTGTTTCCTCGATTTTCGCATTAAAGGCGGTGTATTTGCTCTCGCCACCTGCATAATCAAGCCACCCTGTAATGCTTATAAGGTCAACCCACATTTGCGTATATTCGCCTATTTCATTTTTAACCGAGCAATCCAAAATCTGCAATGTGGCCTTTGTATTTCCGCCAATCATATCAAAACCTCGCTTTAATATACGGCTTTAAAAAGCCGAGTAATGCCACGGGATAACCCATAAGCGTATTTGAAGCATCTTGGTTAAAATATGTTACGGAATGGCGTGAAATCGTTTCAGACTGCACACCGACTTTATCCCTGTTTTCGATATCCCATTTCAAAAGGTTTACACAGCCTTCAATAACATCTTCGGGGTATTCAACCTTTGTTACAAGATTTTTATCACAGGGATATAAAGTACCACCACACCTTATACAATCGCTTATTTCGGTTATTTGAAATAAGCCCTTATTGATTGATTGTGTTATCTGCAAAGTATCGCCAACGCTTAAATACGGACTGTAAGCAAGCAACTTATCATCTTCGGAAGGTGCATAAAAGCGAACAGAACGGTTTTGGAAGTTATTGTTTGTATAACTTCTGATTGCCTTTTCTATCGCTTTCATTTTTCGTTCAAGAGAGGAATCGGAAAAAGAAACATTCCCCAATTCCTTTCTTAATTCGTTAACATTGATGATCAATTAAACACCTTCTTTCCTGATGATAAAATTACGCCGTCTTAAATTTAGCGATAACAACCTTTGCCGCATTAGTGAGAGCTACACCGTAATACTTGCATGCGGTAACATCTGTAATCTGCTTTTTCGGGAACCATTCGGCATCAACCTTTGTATCTGCTTTAAGATAAATTGTAAGTGCCGGAAGTTCATCTTCTGTATAATCCGTTTCTTCACTGTCAGGTTCAATCTTAATGATAGGATTGAGATAATACGGGGTTTCAAGCGCATTGACCTTATCACCTACCGTAAGAGTATCTGCACAATGTGCCTGTACCGTTGAAAGGTGAAGCTTTGTTTCGGTTTCTGCGGTGCTGTCTGCTACAATAGTAATAGTACCGCTTGTGTTCTTAGTATAAAGATAAGAAACAACTTTGCGTGATTTCTTAACCCAAGCACCGGCTACCTTACCGATTGCGCCTTTAACTGCCACACCGTCTGTGAACTTATCGGCAGAAAGGAAATCAGGGTCAACAAGCATTTGTGTTTCCTGATCCGGATGAATGAAAAGAACCTTTTCAACTTCATCTTCTTCATCTTCAAACTTACCGTTAGCGGCAACAATGCCTTTATAGCCGATTGTTCCGGCAGAACCGTCATATGTATTGCTTGAAGTGTAAGCAGCTGCCACCAAATCACTGTCAACCTTACCGATAATAGATTTTGCAAGCTGTGTTTCGGCCTGACCTACGGGATTACCATAACCACTGTTAACAGCTTCCTGAGAAATGGAAACAGACTTCATTGCCTTTTTGATTTTAAACTTTGTACTTGAAGCAGTAAGCTTGGTGGGTGTAATTTCGCCACCTTCGGCAATATCTTCCGCATCGCCGATGTAGTTCCAACAAGGAACAGTTACACTGTCACCGGCAACGCCAACAAGTGTAGTATCAACCTTTGCATAAGGTGTGATTTTTGCAAGTGCATCAATTTTAGCATCAATCGCAGGCCCCATAACCTCAGGATTGATGATATCAGCCATAGTAGTTACTGACATAAAATACCTTCTTTCATGATTTCATAATTTCGTTGAATTTTTCAGGATCTTCCTGATAAATTTTGTTTCTTTCGGCGTAAGGCTTTGCAAGAAGTTCCTTCTTCGTCATTCCCTTATCGCCGCCGTCTTCATCGGGCAATTTCTTTTCGTCAATTTTGTTTTCTTTCGATGAAGTGAACTGTTGCGAAAACTGCGTTTTAAGGTCTTTGATGGTATCATCAATACCCTTGATTTTGCCGTTTTCATCAAGTTCAAGTTCGCCCTTTTGCTTAACCTTAAACGCCAAATAGTCAACATCCACCGCACCTGCCTGAGCAAGGGCAAATTTCAAAGCATTTTCGGTTTTTGTTACTTTCAGCTCTTCGTTTAAGGTTTGGATTTTGGATTCATATGCAGTAACCTTTTTCTGCAAATCCTCATCCGTTTTGGTTGCTTTTCTCAAATCCTCGATAACTTTATTGGCCGCACTTAACTGTGAAGCAATATTTTCCTTTTCTGTTTCAAGGTCAGTAAACTTATTTTTGCTTGTATATTCGCCTGAAGCCAAATTTGCAATTTTAATTTGCTTATCTTTGTTCGCTTCGTCCGAATTATAAGCATTTACTTTGTTTTCAACCTGTGAGAACAAATCATCACCGAGAATTGATTTTAAAAAGTCCATACTTCTTCCTTTCTGCCTTTTCGTTTTTATGTGCGGTGTCTTCCGCTGAAGGCGCAACAGTTTATATCTCATATTGCAGGAGTATTTTTGACAGTTTATATCACTTGTCAAGGTGTGAAGATATGAAAAAAAGCACCTTGCATTTTTGCAAAGCGCTTCATTCAACAATATTAAATTTGGGCATAAGAAAAGCGCCTGTAATCAGACGCTTATAATAAACCTTTTTCCTTCAATTTGTCGTAACACCATCTGATGTCTTCAAAGCATTCTGTTTCAGCTTCTTTGTCAGTAAAGACATCATCAAAAGACCGCTGCACAAAGACTTCATCAAAGTAATAATCAACTTCATCAATCATTGTATCAGTAATATTATTCTTCAAAATCTCATATACAGCAAGAGAAACCACAACGCACATTCTGATGTCTTCATCATTTTGATTTGTTATATATTCATAATACCAATTTGCTTCCCAAGTATTCGCATCAGCATCTTTGAAATACAACTTTTCATAATCTTTCAGCCGTTGTTTAATCTCTGAATAAATATTCAATTTTTCTTTCTCATTCGTTTTCCCCATACAGCACCTTCAACCTTTTTGTTTGATACAGCATTGACCTTTACGCCGTATTTTTCAACAAACTGCCGCATTACACCTTTGCAACTGTCACACATACCCCTTTCAGAAAGCATTGTAATTTCTTCAAAAGGGTGTTCTTCATACATTTTTGCCAACTGTTCAAACAGTTTTGCTTCAGTATCAAGAAATGTTGTTGTGCGCATTTGTCCCGCTTTTTTGCCTATCGTAACAGGTACAGGAATATATTCAAATTGCCGTTTTTCAGACAGACCGACAATCTGCCACTTGCCACGATATTTTGAAAACTTATCAGAAGTATGAATTGCACTATGCGCAATAAGCATTTTATCTTTGTTTTTGCCTATTTGCACCGCCGCAACATTACCAGACACCCTGTAATCACTGGCAAATTGTGTGCGCTTTTCTGTAATTACCCTTCTGTCAAATTCAAGTATTTGTTTCGGTGTCAGATGTCCGCTGTCAATCTTGTATTGATTGACAATTCTGTACTTCTTTTGAAGGTCTTTCCACACATCAGGCGTTGCATATTTCATTTCATAGAAATCTTGCAAATTGTCAGGTGCAATGCCCTTCAGGACTTCATTATATCTCCTGAACTGCTCCCTGTCAACAGAAGATGCAGCCTTTTCAGCCCTGACCTTGCGCACCCTGTCAGGATCATTCAAATACTTTTCTTTGAATTCAGCATAATTGCTGCATTCTATTATTTCACCTGTTTCATTATCTCTGCGATACCGACCACCACCCTTTTCAACATACCATCTCGGTACATCATCAAGAATACAACGACAATTACACCTTTCAGCTGCGGGAGCACCCGGCTCTTTAGGATACATCAAACCGTTTGAAAAAGGTTCTTCAAGTTCTCGCCACTCTTTATCTACAAGCCTATGCGATTCTCTTGTTTTGCCATCAAGGACTGCATTCCATTGCTTAACGGTATCACACCCCATTTGCCTTGCACGATAAGCACAATCCAGATCTGCTTCACACTGAATTCTTCCGCCCTCAGTGCGTGCTATTCCCATTGCACGCTTCATTGATGACTGCCCAAGTGCACTGATATTTCTTGCAATATCGGCATACACCATGCCGGTTGAAAAGCCCCTTTGCAACTCCGATATAACATTTTTCTTCAGCTGATTAGTATCACCATCAAGCCTTGTTGAAAGTTTGATATCGTCACAAACAGTTTGCACAGCCTTGATAGCAGCTTCTTGATCTATAGGAATTGTTACCCCTTCACCGAAGCCCTGAAGATTGTAAACCGAGCCGATAAAACCTTCTTCATAGCATTTTTGGAAATATTCGTTAATTGTTTTGAAGTTATTACCCTTTAAAACTTCAAGATAAGCCGATATTTGTTTTTCAAGCTGCTTTTGAAATTCAATACGATATGCCTTTGACTGTGTATCGGGCATTGCCTGCAATTCACGAATATTCTTTTTGATTTCGGCAAGTGCTTTTATGTAATTATCTTCAAGTTTCTTCAGCACTTCCTTTTCGTTATCCAAAGTTGCCTGTGCAACCTCTTTTTGCCGCTTATTCATCAGCACCGCCACCGTCATCCGCTAAAGTGTTAACAAGCGCTTCACTTGCGGCATTTATATTTGACTGTTCCGAAGGGATTTTATCTTTGATTTCTTCGTAGTCAAAATCCATAACATCGCATATTTTCTTGATTACGGTTTCGTTATCAAGCTGTGTTGCCAAATTAAGTATTGTATTAACTTCAATTTGCTGTGTTTCAGCCTTTGTACGCTCGATTTGGGCGTTATCGGAAGCGTTGGTTATAACTTCAGGGTTAATGTTAAAATACACATCTGACACCTTATAGGCGGTTTGTTCGGATGTGTTTATTTCGTCAATAACTACCGTCACCAATTTTTTCAGAAATGCTTTTAACTTCTTTGCAAGCTTATTACATTTCAGATCAAGCAATGTGTATCTTGATTTAATTACCACATTGGTAATATTGCCATCCCCAAGCTGTGAAGAATTAAAGCCCATACCGAAACGGTAAATATTTTTATCGTCAATTTCAAGCTTCGTAACCCTTGCCTGATAAGGAATATCAACCGTGCGGATTTCAACATCGCCGTCCGGGTCAACACCTACCATCTTTTTGGATTTTAGATTGAATTGCAATTCGTCAAGATTATCACCCTGAAAACCTTTAACCACATGTAACGGCGTATCAAAATCCACAAGGTTATTAGACAAGGCACAAGCCATAATATCATAATCATCTATCAACGCTTTAATGGGTGCTAAATGATTCATTTTTTTCCTGTTGCAATCAAGCCTGAAGAACGGAATAAAACCGAAGCCGTCATAATATGTTGCAGGGTCATTTGGCTTTTTATATAGAACATGCGGCCTTGGATTTAAAGGTTCATCCTCATCAAGTTCAAGCTTACCTTCATCATCCGAAACATAATAATAAGTTTGATTATCGTCCCAAACCTGAATACGCTTGATAAACTCATTACTTTTTGCAATACGGTCTACATACCAATAAATCACATTGGCAGTGTTTGTATCTGTGTCTTTTGCCCTTACCTCAACAACACCCATAGCATCGGCAAAAGCGAAAGCAAGCCTTTGTTTAACGCTTTTGTAGCAATACATATAACCAAAGCCGCCTGTGCAACAATCAGTTAAAGTATCGCTTAATTCGGCGATAAATTCTTCATCAAAGTATTCATCAAGCTTCGCTTGTAATTCCGGAATATCAGAAGCCACAAGCGGTTCTTTGCCTGATAAAATATATTGCACACATTGATCTACAAGTTCAGTGAAGAATTGATGTGATATTTTAATGTTGCTTCGCATTTTATCTTCCTGAAGATTACCGTCTGCATCAAAGTAAAAAATACGGCTTTTCAGAATATCGTGTTTACCTTCATAGTAGTCTTGCCCTTCCCTTGCCAATGTTTTTAACCGGCTTTGCTTATCCTCATTTATCAGCTGCAATATTTCGCTTTCTTTAAGCATATTATCACCCCCTAAATTAACCATTTGTTCTTTCTGATATATTGTTCAAGGCCGTAGCGCATTGCATCCATTAAGTGGTTAAAATCGTCAATCGGTCTGTTAAGCTTATTGCCGAATTTGTCCTTATCCCAAGTGTAGTTACTTATTTCTGTTAAGAAATTTACACACCGTGGATGAATAATGATTTCACAATCTTGAATCCATTGAATTCCGTTAATAATACTGTCTTTACCTTTGGTTGCACCGGTGATTCTCATTCCGTAACCCTTTAATTCATCAATACTTTTTGGTTCTGCTGAATCACCGGTGAACCTGTCTTTTGAATAACCCATCTGTGATAGGTTGTCAAAGATTTTTCTGTTTGATAACCCCTTCTGATACATTTCATCCCAAACATAGATTTTTCTATTATCCACATCAACAAAGCCGATGAATGCAGCGGAAGGATCGTTGGTATATCCGAAGTCAAGACCGAATCCTGATTTCAAATCATATTTATTTTGAATTTCACGAAGGCTGAATTCTTCTTCTTTCCAATTCTCATAAACAAGGCCGTCAACAATACCCCATCCGCCTAATCCTGCAACAGCAAAGCGGCGTGGGTTATTCTTTTTCATAGTTTCAAAAACCTTTAAATCGGCTTCATCCAACCATTCATTACACATATAGTTAGTTGTCATTGCCAAAATATCAGGATCAGGTTCACAATCAAAGAACCGTTTTTTAATCCAATGGTGTTCATTCCAAGGGTTGAAGGTCAATGTTATTTGTTTGAACAGCCCGTCCGGTACTTCACCACGGATAGATTCATCAAGCGTATCAAAATCAGCTTCAGACATAACCTCATAGGCTTCTTCAATCCACATCCAACACAAATAACCAACATCAACAGTAATTGATGTTACTTTTAACGGATCATCAAGCCCACGAAAATAGATTTTCTGACCTGTTGGGCGATATGTTATTTCAAGCGGTGATTCTTTAACATCCCACCATTGATCTACACCCAAACGCTTAATTGCCCATTTCAATTCTGTGAAGCAAGAATCTTTCAGTGTTCTATAAGTTTTACGAATGACAAGAAGATTTGCTTCCGGGTATTCCATCAATTTTTTGATATAAAAAAGGGCAGCCGTTTTGCTTTTCTTGCTTGCACGGCTCCCTTTTACAACTCTGTAACGCCCTTTGAAATTCCAAAAGGTTTTATATCCCTTACCGACTACATCCGGTAAATATATTTTTTGATAGCTAATTTTCAATGCAACCAGCTTCTTTAAACGCCTTCAGCAACTTTGGGAACTGTACTGCAACCCAATCAATCATTGTTTCTTCATGTCCCCATTCTTCATGTTTCCAATTCTCATGAAGCCCTGATTCAAAAAGAAATGCATGAATGATTTCATGGCGCATAATTTTTCGCATATATACGCCATAATCTTCAAGTTCGTTTAGCGAATCCTCTTTTTTTACAACGATTTTCTTTGATGTCTTATCACAATAGCCATCGCAGTTTTTCAGATAATCATCTTCATCAATTACCTTTTCGACAATTGTGTATTTCGTTCCTAAAACATCAATCTTCAAGATCATCATCACCACCTATAACGGGTACTACCACATTTACATTCACACTGCTGTCAAAAGCACCTTGCATTTTTGCAAGCGTTGTTCCGGCACTTATTACATCTTTTAATGCAGGTCGCCGCTGAATGATTCGGGCTTTAGAAACACCCTTTTCCATTTCAATAACAACTGTATCTTCTGTTTCTTCCATTCTCAGTATTTCTGTAAGCCTTTTTTGAACCTCAGAAGCATTAGCTATTTCTTCAGATGCCATTTCTTCCGCTAATTCTGCAAGCCTTGCTTTAACCTTATCAGTTTTAAGTAATCTCGATGCATTGACTGCAATCGTTGAATAGTCAGTTCCTTTGTATCCTGCTTTTTTGTAAGATTCCGTTGCATTACCCGTTTTAGCGTATTCCAAGCAGAACCTTTCCTGTCTTATTGTCAATTTCACGGAATCACCTTCCTTCAAGCAAAATAAAAAGAACACCGAAATATTCGGTGTTCCTCTCACATTTTTCTTCATTATAATGATATCATACTTTGTTAGTGTCATTCAATCCCAAATAGTGACAAAGTGTGTCATTTCATTCCAAAGGGAAGCTTTACCGCTTCAAGTGCTTCGTTATGTATTCGGTGAACCTGTTTTGAAGATAAATTCATTTCAATAGCGACAGCATCCCATTTAAGATATTGCAAATAACGAAGTTTTAAAACAAGTTTCTGATCGTTATCTTCAACATTGTTGATGACTTCCCTTATTTCCTTTTTTAAATCAACTAACCTGTTCACTTCGGCATCAATTAGTTTTTCAAGTTCAACAATTTTAATAACAACATTAACGAAGCTTGCATCTTGTTGTTTTGAACCCGAAGGTAAATCGGATAATTTCGGTGAAGAAATACTTTCCGATAATGCCTTTAATTGTTCAAGCTCTTGAAGATCTGAATTTATAAGTTCATTCAAACGATATGCTTGCTTCAAATATTGCTTTGCAGTTATCAAATTTATCATCCTTTCCTATAAAATAGATGTGTAACCTTAAAAAATCGCACGGTTGAGCCATTTTTTAAGAAAGGTTACAGATGTTACACATCTTTTCTATATATTTTAATTTTTAGGGATATATCAAAAATTCACTATGTAATTTTACAAATTATTGAAGAAAAGAAGAAACATCTGTTACATCTGTTACCGAACTCCGAAAAGCCGCATAAATACTACGCTTACAACGGTTACAGATGTATCAAAAGATGTGTAACCGATGTGTAACTTTAATAGGGTAGTTTCTTACATTTTTTATAAATGTGTAAAAATCACTCTTTGAATGCTTCCATAATTCCATTTTTGATAAATTCCGAATCCGTCATAAGTTCATTAACCACATCAGGTAAATTATCAACTATATGAGATAAAAGTTTACCCAATTGCTCACCTACAGTTTTAAATGCTTCCGGCGGAAGTTCAATAATATAGGCTGCATTTTTAAAATTATCACAACGATTTTCAATATCGGTAATGTATTTATTTGATACTACATCATAGTTCATATTAAGAAATATTCTTCGATGACAAATCTTATAATGATAACATTCTTTACAATTCATTACTTATCACTCCTTTTTGATATAAAGTCAACTGAATTACAATCCACTTTTGTTGAAAAAAGAAATTTTGTATGCTATAATTAAAATATGGAATTTTATAAAAAGGAGGTTAACAATATTATGGCAAGTTCTTACACATACAAAGGATGGGTATTTTCTTTAATAAAAGAAGATTCCAATGGAAACGCATATTATAATGTATTTCATCCATCCGGAAAGCAATGGGATCACAATCACATCTTCAATTCTTATAGTGAAATTGTTGAATATGTAGATTCAAGATAATACGCAATGCTACTATAAAATATTATAGTAGCATTTTTATTTTTTAACTATCTCACATCAAATCACCTCTTTCAATAAAATTCAGTTCTGAAAACAAGCAGCATTATAACAATCAAAAAAGCTGTTATTACTGCACTTCGTAAAAATTGTTTAATATTCATTTTTTAACCCTTTCAAAATGTTACTGTGATATTTAAAACAGCAGCGGCCAACCAATAAACGGTTTTTCGCCAATCTTTTTCCGTTGCGTAGATTATCGCCGCACCAACATCTAAAAGAATCAACACCACAGGAAATATGTATTGCTTTAATTTATCCATTTAACCACCGTTTCACCTTTATAACCCTTTACCCACACATACCACGCATAAGCGACCGCACTTTGTTGATGTTTTTTAAAATCGCCATTGATTGCGCAACTTAACCTTGAAGAACTGACATAAACCGTTTTAGGCGGGAAATGTTGAAAGAATTCTTTTCTTCTTTTACCTTCAAGAAACTGCAATTTCAGAAACATTGCGACCTTTCTTCCGGGCTTAACACTTTCCAATGCTCTTTGAACAAATTCAAGTGCAAACTTATACGGCGGATTTGTTACGATATCACCTTCAAAATCGTCAATAGTTTCATTCAGGAAATCAAGCGGTTCAGGATCGCCATAGCCACGATAAACCAAATCCGTTGAAATTACTTCATGCCCGTGTTCTTCAAAGACCTTTGCAAGATGGCCTTCACCACAGGCACATTCCCAAATTCTAAAGTTGAAATCTTCTTGTTCAAGCAGAAGTTCCGCCGCTTTAGGCTCTGTTGCGTAATAATCATTTTGTTGCCTCTCTTTTTCGGTATGATTCGAAGCACCGAGCGTTTTATATATGCTGTTCTGATTACCATTCCAATCTTTCATTTTCAACACTCCTTTCCTATTCGTTTTTTACAAAAAGTCTATAAAGCTTCCCTTGGATTTTCTTCACCTTTGTTGTGAAATCAAAGGTGCGGCACACCTGCCTTGAAAACTCCGTTTTTGACAAAGCATTAAAATTATTGGCCACGCAATATTCTTTATATCTGCGAAATACTTTATCGGATTGTTCATTTTCAATCTGAAAACTTTCCATTTCACATTCATCAAAGAAACCGATGATAGGATTATTGCTTTCCTCATACTCTTTCAGCTGTTCCTGAACCTTGGAAGATTCCGTAAATCCTTTGTTTTTGATTACATTTTTCAAGGCATTTAAGCCAAGAATAATCAGATATTCCATAACATCTTGTCCCTGAAGCTTATATTTAATGCCCGAATCGTGATTTGCATCTTTAGCTGAGAAATTAGCATTGAACGGAATAATCAAAAGTCGGCGCAACACGGCGCCGGTTTTATCTTTGATTCTCGGAATGGTATTTGCACTGAAGATAAATTTTGCATAGTTGTTGAATTCAAAAGGTTTTTCACCTTTATTCTGAACCTGAACTCTTTCACCCGTTACAAATTTTTTAAACAAAGCTGCGTTTACAATAAACTCATCGGAAATATCATCACCGAGATTTGCAAGTTTTCCAAATAAAGCTGCGTTCTGAAATTTTTGATCAAGTTCTTTCAGATCAAGTGCCGAAATATTATCTTCGTTCAGCAAATGCTGAAGCATAGAAATGAATGTGGATTTACCGTTTGAACCTTCACCTGTCAGAATGAAGGCTTTACCATCACCCAATGTATTGGAGCGATAGAAACAAGCACCTATACATTCTTCAAGAATTTTTCTAACCTGTTCATCATTACAAGCGATATTGTTCAGGGTTTCATCCGCCAATTTGGAATATGCAGCCGGGTTGTAATCCCAAGGAATACGGTTTGTGATGACAATATTCGGATTGAACGGTTGCAGCGTGTCTGTGTTCAAATCATATATGCCGTTTCGGAAAGCTATCAGATTTGGCGGTGCTATGGGCGTATTTTCAAGCATAAGTAAATTTAAATACTTAAAAACTTCAGACCTTTTCGCATTTGAAAGACCGCTGATGTGCTTAATCATTACAGCTTCAATTTCTTCTTGACCGGGAACATACACACCGTCTTTGAACAAGTGAAGTTGTCCGTTTATTCTGATGATGTGATTGTTGTTTTTTATGTAAGTTGCAAACTTGTCAAAAAGGAAGCTGTTACCCTTGAAAAAGATTGGCTTTTTAAAAGCATCGTCACGCAGAATAATCGACAGTTCGTTTTCTGAAAGCGGTTCTTTCAGAATATAAGTATTTATAATTCTAATAGTTTCCCTTGCTTCTTCAACCGAAAAATCACTTGATTGAAGCGTCAGAATGTAATTGAATAATGCCTGATTTCTGCCGTCACCAACTTTCATATCAAGGAATTCCATTGTTGTTTTCATTGGAAACAACCATTTTGGAAGTTCCTGATATTCTTCACCTTCTAAAATGTCATACAGCACTTCACGATCTTTTCCATCAATCTTCAAAACCTCATAACTGTTTTTGAAGCCTGATTTAATATCAATGTCACGCAAACCGCAAGCAAGTTTTGTTTTTGTGTAACACTTGTCAACCTTGCTATTCTTGAATAAGAAGTGCATACCTGATCGGCTTTTCAGTATTTTGCATCGAATTTCTTCTTTTTCACAGATTCGAAAAAGCAATTCGGACTGTTCTTCATCATCAATATCAATCAAAATAGCATCAGGGGCAAGAATACCTGCATATTCAGGAAGTGATCGTACCTGTTCAAGTGTCTTGAAATCAGTTCTATCCTTAAACTTTTCAATGCATTTTTTATTTTCGGTCATTACATAACCCTTGAAGAAGGACACCTTCAATCACTTCCCTTCATCTGTGTGTGCAACAATTTCACCATTCGATTGTACTTTTTCAAAAGTGTCTGTAATCGTTTGAAATCTGTTTCACACTTTTTCTTTTCGTATGAACCAACGCTTGTTGATGGGTATATATGTTTGATTTCTGCAATCTGCTTTTCAATTATTTCAATTTTTTCAGCAAAATAATTTTCAAGTTCGGCGATCGTTTCATCAGAACACCATCTTTCAACAAGTTTGAATATTTTATTTGCCTTTTCAGTAGTGCAAGGAAAGAATTTATCAAGAATCAATTCCATATATCCTTCACTGCGTTCATCAAAGGTTCTGTGCCATTCAATTCTTAATACTTCCATTTCTACACCACCCCAAAATCAGACAATCTTTTATTCGCAAAATTTATATACCACTGTTTATCAAGTTTCGACGGAACTTTCACACCGTTCACTTCATCATTGAAAATAAAACAATGTTCAGGACTGTTTGTTATTTTAGCCGGTTTGCCGGTTCGGATGCTAACCTTTTTTACACCCGGATCACTTTCGTTCTTGGATGCAAAAACCCGAATACACTTTTCCTTTATTGGCGTTTCACCGTAAAGAATGTGACTGTATTTATTACTGATTTTTGATACCAACTGAAATTCTTTCAAGTCATCGCAACCAAGAACGATTTGTTCAACCGGGATGCCGTGCTGCATATAGGCGGTTACAGCCTTATTCAAGATTGGAAGATCATAGTCCAAATCGGATAACTTTTTTATGTACGCACCTTTTACTTTCATTGCACCGGTTTCACGGTCAATAATCATATAGTTGTTTACATCCTTTTGAAAAATTTCACCGAAGAAGGTATCAAAGTCCATTTTCATTCCGGTTCGCTTTTCCCATTCCGAAACAATACTGTCAATTTTATCAAAATCCCGGTCATAATCTTTAACCTTAACGATGATACCATCGGTATTGTTCTGAACAAGTTTTTCAATAACCGGTTCAAGATGTTCAATTAAATCCAACAGAAGCAACTGACCGTTTATACAAATGCTGTTATTACTCATTGGATCATATAGCGCTGATGTTTTTTGTTTCATTTGCCCCGAAATAGCGTTGTCCATAATTTTGAATGGAAGCCTTGCTTTTTTATCACCTTTTCTTTTGAATTCAATGTTTGAATCGTGTATGAACTCAAAGTTTTCAGGGTTGTCCATCACCCTATACCCAAAGTGATATTTCTTTTGAAGCGAAGGATAATAAGCCGTAACATCTATTATTAAAAAATCGCCTTTTTCGTGATACTTCAAAATTGCACCGTGGCCACCGCCCCAAGAATATGTATGGGGAACACCTGCAACAACCACATCCTGTGACTTTTCGTAATTGTGATTTTTGGGGTTTTTATACCAATCTGCGATATACTTATATTTTTTCAGCTGCAAACAATCAAGCACGGGAAAATCAAATTCATCATCGAAGAATTGTCCTTTTCTGTTTCCACCAAGAATTTCTGCTGCCAACTGTGCTTTGGTTTTGGATAATGCTGCAAGCGGAAGCTGAAAATGCTTAATAAAATACATCATCGTGTTAAATTCATCAATACGCCGCATAAAGACTTCCATTGTCTGCTGCACATCGTGCCGACAATAGAAAATTGTTTGTTCAATTTCTTTTTCGGTAAGTTTGCGATCAATATCAAAAGGAACATCGGTTTCTTTGATGTTGTTTCCCATAAACCCTTCAAAGGACTTCAGACCACGATCTGTTCCAAGCATCACATCATAGTTAATCAGTGGAATTTCTCTGAACATACTGCTGAATTTCCATCCGGGATTTCCCTTTGTGATGATAAAATCGTTGATTTTTTTCGCATCAAAACCACAAAGGATGCCTTTCAGAATATATTGGTCATAATGCCTTGAATTGAAACCAACCCAAATGTTGCTGATGTTTTTATCATAAAAGGCTTGTAACTCATCAACGCTGTTGACAATTACAGTTTCTTTTTTCAAATCCGTATCCATAATCACAACCAACCAATCATATTTGAATACTTCAAAATCATAGAAAAGCATTGTTTCACCATCCTTTCAGAAAATTTCAAGGGGATAGGGATAGCCTATCCCCTTGATTACGATTATTCCACTTCAAAAACTTCGGTGATTCTATATGTACTGTGACCTTTTTTACCTTCCTTATAAGAAAGAGCATATTCAAGGTTTCCATCAATCGCTTCCATGATATCCATCAGAAGATTTCCATATTGCTTATATGATTTAAATTCAATATCAATTCCTGTATCAAGAGAGCGTAAAAATTCATTACAAATATGAACCTGAAAGCCTTCCTTGATGACCTGATTCATAAAGATTCGACTACCCTTGAAATCGCCATCCAGAACCTTAAACCAAACGGTAACCATAGGATCGCCTGCCTTGGAAGCGATAAGTTCCAACTTATCAATAGCAACTTCATAATCACCATGGGGAACATCTTTATATGATGTTCCGTTTTCTGCCGCTTCTTTGATATCCTCGGCAAGTCCTTTTGTGTCAATTGCATTGTCAAATTTATCCCAAATATTTTCTGCCATAATAATTCACCTTTAACCTTTCAAAATTTAATTATTTTCTGTTCTTCTTGATCTGCGAACCCTTGTGGGCTTTTCTTCGCTTGCCGGTTCTTCTTCAGTCGGGGCAGTTTCCTGTTTCCAAGGCATTTCATCAGCTTCAACCTGTTCTTCTGTTGCCGCACTTGTCTTTCTGCTTCTGCTCTTTCTCTGTGGCTCTGACGGCTTTTCGTCATCAGCAACAACATTAGTTACGCTTTCATTTTCTGTGGCTTTCTGACTGTCCTGTGACCTGTTAACAGCGTTTCTGTTCGCTTCATCATAAACTTCAAACAAAGCACTAACCGAAAGCGGAATATCTTTAGCATCGACTTTCAACCTACCGCCGCCAAAGATAACTTCGTTTGATTTAAAATTAAATGTTCTTTCGTTTCCATCGGCAACAATTCTTGCAACAACATCAACCATACCGGCAACCTTTAACGCAACCTTGTCCTGCATATTCGGTTTGATGGCGGTAATTTTATCACCACCCCTCTTGGTGATATCTTTAGATGTATCTTCGTGGGAAATCAAAATTATATTTTCATAATCAAGTGCCATAAGGCGTTTTAAGGTGTTTAAAAATTCACCTCTGACCATATCCCAAGCCTTGAAAGAATCGTCAGATTCGTGCTTAATTCCTAACTGCTCATACATATACAAGCGACAGTATTCATACAAATCTTCAAGAAGGTCAACAACAATAGTTTTGAAGTTGTTTTCTTTCTTTTCGAGTTCCGCAACGACATCCTTAAACACCTGCCAAGCAAGTGTTTTCTTTGTCATTCTGCCTTCAACGGTGATTTCATCCTTGATACGAATATAGGGGGCATCAACAAACTTGATGTTGCCGTCCGTATTCAACATAAGCGGAACCGGGAAAGCATTTGCAAATGTGGTTTTACCGCAAAACGGCTGTCCATAAATCCAAATAACCCTTTTTTCCACCTTTTCAATATTTCTTCTTGTTTCACTTGGTAACTTCATAAAGTAGTTCCATCCTTTCTGACAATATTCTTGATATTCACAATAAGTACACATCCAACCTTTGTTTCGCTCAAATTCGGATGTTTCGTTGACCTTCTTGATTTGCAGCAAAAAATCAATAATTTTTGTGTAATCAAAATCAACAGTTAATGTTTTAATTTCGGCGCCGTTAAGCTTGTCCAAAAGCCTTTGCCGAAATTGAACCAATGTTTCTGTTTTTTTCTGTTTGATATTTATTTTCGGAACAAACAGAAAATTTATATTACGGATTTTCTTGCCGGGGTTGCATTTTTCAAAAAAATATTTGTACAAATGCAGCTGTCTTGAATCTTTATAATGATTTATATTGTTGGAATACTTAAAATCATAGATATCATAAACATTCGGAATAATCTGATATTCACCGCCAAGCTTCTGCTCCGTTTTTGCAGGTGCAAGAAGGTCTATAAAACCGTGAAAATCATCATCTTTGATTTCAGCTTCATATTCCCCTAAAGGCAATACCCTTTTTGCCTTTGGTATTAAAAATTCAAGTTTGATTGCTTCGTTGATATGGGAATCATCAATAATTGGGTAAGCCATAAAATATTGATGAATGGCTTCTTCAACACTTTTTTCAATACCGGTGTGAAGTGCTGTTCCAAGAACAAGTGCATTATTTGATTCAATCGGTGAATTCGTTTCTATCCCGTCAAGATAATGCATTTTGAATTTGAATGGGCATTTTTCAAAACATTCAACCCTGCTATGTGACCACTGCATTCTTTCACCCCTTTCACTATTGATTTGAATTCTTCAAATCCTTCCGGATAAAGAATCATCGCAATGCTGCCTGAATGATTTATTTGCTTTATGTTGTGTTTCTGTAATTCGGAAGGTCTGCCATTTGAAGCTTTAAGCTCAACATCAACATTGATTCCGTTTACAACAATGTGCATATCCGGCAACCCTGCTTTGGAATATCCACCACCCCAACGCTTTTCGTAATACCCAATTGCCGGAACGGTCATTTTCTGTTTTTCCATTCCCAAAGGGTATACGCCGATTGATTCAAGCCACCGTTTTAAACGATTTTCAAAATTCTTTTCAGCGGCCATATCACTTCACCGAAACTTTAATGTAAGAAGATTTCTTTACATTTTTTGAACATTCTTCGGCAATTTCAGGATATTTCTTTTTCAACTTCGCGCTGTCGATTGAAGTAGAAATTGCTTCTGCAACATATGTAAGATTTAAAACATCAGATTCAAACTTTTTAATATTGAATTTTTCCATTGCCTGCTTCAGTTTGTCCTTCAGTTCTTTTTCTTGTTCTTCACACTGCTTTTTCATTTTTATAACATTTGCAATCTGCTGAAGAACCTGTAACTGTTGATTTTTGAATTCAACCAATCCTGTTTCTTCATCTATAATTGCATCTTTGCATTGTGAATAATTTATTGCCTGCTCGCAAACTTCAGAACAAGATTCCCTTTCAGGACACTGTACACAGCAACCTTCAAACTTTCCGTTCGGGCAACTGTTTTTACATTTAATCATTTCATTTAAACCTTTCTTCATATTTTTTAAAAAGTTCATCATCATAATCTTTACGCTTCTTTAAAGTGTCTAAAATAACGCCTTCAACGCTGTTTTTCACCATCAAAATATAATAGAAGCAATTCTTTGATTGACCTATTCGGTGTATTCGTTTCATTGACTGTTCAAACAATTCAGAACTTTGCGGAAGCGTAAAGTATATTATTTTATTTGCCTTTTGAAGATTCAGGCCCATTGCACCGGCTTGATACTGAACAAATGTGACTGAATCGGAATAGTTTTCATAAGCGGTCAGGTCTTTAATTTCACCGTTCACAATAGAAATCGGCTTGTCCATCAAAGCAACCGCTTCCTTCATCAGGTTCAATTCTTCTGTGAAATTATAGAAAACAATCAATCGGTCATCTGTTGAACCGACCAAATCAACGAACGCTGCCATTTTCACTTTCGAATATTGACCGCACAGCTGTCTTGCATACAGTCTTTTGGTCAGGGCAGTATCACCAATCAATTCTGTTCCATCTGACAATTCCACAATGCTATTTCGCATAAACCGTGAAAACTCTTTGCTGTTATTGACCATTACAGGAATTTGTATTTTTTCGGGAAGGTCAAATACTTCTTCGGTTTTCATAAAAATACAACCATGTTGCTTCAATTTCGATTTCAAGCGGTCAACATTTTTATAACCTGTGATTACCGGTATTCTGAACCCTGAATCATCGTCAATCCATTCTGTAATCACATACTGCCGATAGAACAAATCTTTGCTTATATTCCAACCAAGCAGCTTCAGCTGTGACCACAATTTTTCGTATTTTCCGCCTGTGGGTGTGCCGGATAAAAGAATACTGTTATCCGGCTTCAATTTATGTATAAATTTTGTCCTTTTTGCAGTCGGATTTGTTATCATCGAACTTTCATCAAGCATCAATGTGAAATGTTCAAGATTCAGCAATTCAGGTCTGCGAAACGCTAATTCATAGTTGATAACACCACAAATCGGATTACCATCATAAAATTCTGACTCATAGTCATCATCAGACCTTAATGTGAAAATTATGAACTCATCTTTTTTTGTAAGGTCATAGACTTCGTAATCTTCATAGTTATTAAAAATATGATCCGCCCAGTCATTGACCTTTGATTTTTGACAAATAACAAGATTTACACGCTTGTTAAGTTGTATCATCTTTTCAGAACCGACAAAGGTTTTACCTAAACCCATATCCAAGAAATAACCAACCTTGATGAACCGCTCTGTTTCCTGAAGTGCTTTTACTTGATGCGGATATAACTGAACCGCCATCAGTCATCAACCCTGCTGTTCCAAATTTCTTCCTTGGCAGTAGAGCCACATTCGGTGCAGATTACAACATCAGAATCTTCATCAAGTTCTGCTTTTCCACCGCAAAAAGGACAATCCTTGAAACTCTTTTCAGGTGTCAAATCAATGTGTTTCTTCGCAAGACTGATTGCACCTTCGGCAATGCACACATATTCTTCATCCCACGAATCGTGAATTGCTTTTCTAAATTCCTCAATTTCGTAAGTTTTAAATTCAAAAGAAATTTTAAGTTCACGATTCTTTGTTCTAAACACCGTCAAAGAATTTGCATACTGTCCGATTGGTGTTACACAGAAAATGTGTTTGGTTGAAAAGATGGAAGCATCGCCGCAAACCTCGGCATCGCCGTAAACCTTGGCATCGCCGCAAACCCAAGCATTGCCGTAAACCTTGGCATCGCCGCAAACCTCGGCATTGCCGTAAACCTTGGCATCGCCGCAAACCTCGGCATTGCCGCAAACCTTGGCATCGCCGCAAACCTCGGCATTGCCGCAAACCCAAGCCTTTCCATCGTGTGAAAGGTTGCTTTCGTTCTCAACATATCCACCAAGTTCTCCTGCTTTTACTTCATCACCGGAAATGGTTGTAAAATCTATGCAAGCCTTAATTCTGTAAAGGGTTCTCCCGAACCAATTTATTTTGCTTTCAGCAGTAAGTTCAAATTTTTTCATTTTCAAATTCCTTCCTTAATCGATTTCAGTTACAACATCAAGGTAATTTTTAACATTGACACCGCGATTATTTAATTCATCTGCCATTGTCTTTCCAAGCGTACTGTTCAAAGCATATGTAATCAGTTCCGCTTTCGTCATACTTGTGATGTTGTTAATTGATTTATTTACTACACCGTTCAGCCCATTTCCCCAAGGTTGAAACGGGCAAACATCAGGATGATTTTCAATATCATCAATCAGCATTGAAATGGTTCTGTCAGGTTTGCGAATGAACATTTTCAAACAGTTCAAAATATGATCTGTTCCCATATCGCTTATTTGGATAATTTCACCATTTCCTGTTATCCAGCATTTATCATCAAATCTTGTTTTCATTTTCAAATTCCTTTCTTAACTTTGTATACATCTGCTCTGCGGTTTCACAGTTGCCCTTCCAAAATTCAACATCCTGATGCAACTGTTCAATAATTTCATCCTGTTCCGCAAGCTGCCTTTCGTATTTTCTTTTAATTTTGTTTTTTGCTTCAGCGTTATCAAGTGCCTTATTCACCAAATATGAAACAGCTGCACCGAACGCCATAAGAAAAATTACAAACACAACAGCCTGTGCCATTTGCAATGAACTATTCATCTTTCTTTTCCTTTCCGATGATGTGATAACAACATTCATCAATTAACATTTCCATAATTTGCATTGTTGTAAAAGATGTACTTGAATGATTTTTAATATCAGTTGCGATGTAATACAAATCATCCAAATTCATACATTGTTTCCGGCAATAATTAAGAATCCTGCTGTATTCTGTATTAGTGCCACAAGTGTATAAATGATGTTTAATACACATATTGCGAACCCTTTCAGATTCAATGTATCGTTTTTCTATCACTGAAAATCACCTCTTATACTTGATTTTTTATGCGATATTTGATAAACTAACCTTGTTGCTGGGGTTGGTATATCAAATATCAATCTTTCGCCGTCTGTTTATCAGGCGGCATTTTTATTTTGTTGATATTGTCATTTCTCACCTACCCTTTCGTTGATTCCTGTTTCTTCAAGAAACCTTTGTTTGTTTATGTAATAATTCCACCTGCCGTTATGAAAAACAGCACAGCCGAAATTAAAACGCTTATTTTGCAACCCACACCGAATGAAAGAAGGGTTCTTGTGCATAAGCTTTGCCGCTTCTTCAACTTTCAAAGTGTCGGTATTCTCATAAGTAACACTGTTGACATCCATTATCATCACTTCCTTTCAATTAACCTTTTGACAAATTTAACCACACTTGATATACTCACCTTGAAAGGAAGTATATAAAATGAACGAATTAAAATGGGATTTGTCAATTACAATTTCTGCTATTATTGCGGTAGCTGCTATTATTTCCCCCATTCTTACCGCTGTAATCAATAATGTTCATCAAAGGAATATGAAAAAGTTAGAACTTAAAGAAAAGCACTATAGTCAAACCGCTTCATATCAAAAAGAAATCTTTGAAAACTATTTAAGAAAAACGGGAAAATATATCGGTTGCGCATTTGCAATCGCCAGTGCTGCAATGGAATATGATGAAGCCTACCTTGCCGCTTTTTTATATGCACCAAGCGACTTACAAATGTTGATGAAAAATGCCAATGATGCTATTCGCTCTAAAAAAGTTCCACAAGCACTTTCTGCATTTGAAGAACTCATTCCCAAAATACAAGAACACATACAAAACTTGTAAAAGCAACCAATACAATAAACACATATATTACATACAGTCTGAAACATTCAGGCTGTATTTTTTTCATGAGTAAACAGCAAATAATTGAAATCACCCAAACAATAACTATTTTAAAAATAAAACTTATTCACTCCCTTTCGTTTATTTTTTATCCAAATTGTTCCACTTTTAGTGACATTAGTAATTAAAAAAAATAAACCCTACGCTTCTGCCGAAATAATTTGCGATTTTTTCTTTAACTTCATCGCGCGGAATTCGCAGCCCTGATTCATACTTACAATACGAAGATGTACTTATTCCGATATCATTTGCCACCTTTTCGGGGCTATATCCTAAGTTTTCCCTAAGAGATTTAATTTTTTGCCCCGCCTTAATCATATCAAACACTTTAATCACCACCTTCCTTTTCTGCTCACTTTAAGTGACAAATACACTATAACACACATTTTTGCGCTTGTTAACACTTTTAGTGACAAAAAATCGTTGACTTTTAACACTTTTAGTGATATATTATATTTACATTGAAAGAGGGCGAAGTT